AGAATACGCCTGGGCCGGTACAAATTTTGATGCTGTGTTGGACAACAATTCCAGTCTAGATCACTTGTATCAGCAGGTCACTTGTCTGGTTCAAGATCCCCAGGCCGCCAAATAGAATCTGTACGTTTTAGATCTGCAACGCAATTTAAACAAACAGTTTTCAAGTTACGAAGTTCAATGTTGTTAAGATTACCGTCGGTATGCAGCACCAACAGCTGACTTGAGTGTTTGGCCTTGAACCCGCATTTGTCACATGCGGGTTTCTTCTTGTAGCCTGCTGTCTCCCAGCGTGGTTTTCTGCTTTTAATTCCTTTTCTTTTTCTGGCACAGGTCTCACATCTTGCTCGATAGTGAGCCACGCTGTCACGATAGTAGTTGACAGCACAAGGTCGTTGTTCACAGGCTTTGCATATGGGTCTTTGCATTGGGTATTTATACTGAATCTTTTCCAGTGGGCCTTTGCTAAAGGTTGCTGTAAATACCACTTTTTTGAATATACCCATAAATATCACTATACGATTGCATGGGTACATCGGGTATCCGCAAGCAAATAGATGATAAAAATTTTAGGAGAATGACAATGGCCCTAGTTAGCCCCGGCGTAGAAGTAACAGTTATTGACGAGAGTCAGTATATCCCATCAGCGGTCAATACCGTTCCGTACTTTATAGTTGCCACAGCACAGAACAAAGTATCCAGTGACGGCATCACTGTGGCAGCAGGTACTACAGCAGCCAATGCCGACAAAACGTATCTAATTACCAGTCAGCGTGATCTGGCAGCCACATTTGGTGTACCGTTCTTTTACAACACCACAACAGGCACTCCAATCAATGGCTACGAACTCAACGAATACGGCCTGCTTGCAGCGTACTCGGCTCTGGGTGTTACCAATCGTGCATATATTCAACGTGCTGATGTTGACTTAACGGCTCTTACCGCCAGCTTGACTCGCCCCACAGGTTCCGCAGACAATGGTTCGTTTTGGTTAGATGCTGTTACCACTACTTGGGGAATCTTTGAGTGGAACCAGGCCACAGCAACATTCACAAATGTGGTTCCTACAGTACTTACTGATGCTACTGATATAGTGGGTGGCGACGGAACTAATCCTATTGCTGATTTAACCCCGGTTCAGTCAATTGGATCAATTGGCGACTATGCAGTATCCAGTATTGATCCGTACATTTTTGGATATTATAAAAATTATCAAAACGTCTGGGTGAATATTGGAAGCAACGCCTGGAAGACATCATGGCCAACTGTGGTTGGTACCAATGCTCCTACAACATTAACACTCAATTCTAATCTGTTTATTAACGATAACTTGGTTACGGTTGGAGCAACCAACACTGTTGCAGGTCTAGTCAGTATAATTAATGCTGCGGCCATTCCAGGAGTTACTGCTAGAAATGTTAGCAATCAGCTTTATCTGTATGCAAGTTCAACAGCAGCCAACGATGGATCTACCTTGAGTAGTAATGGTATAATTTCAATTGATCCAGGTACAACTGGCGGCGCAGCATTGTTAACAGCGTTGGGCATTACATCAGGTCAATACGCAGCACCTGACTACTTGCCAGCCTACAGCTATCAACAGCCTCGTTGGAGAACTACTGATACTGACGGCGGCCGTCCTACTGGATCTGTTTGGCAGAATCTTAGTACTGCAAACAATGGATTAGATCTAGCAGTTAAATCATACAGTTCAGCACTGGATGCCTGGGTTTCACAAAACTGCCCAGCCTATGCAACAGATACTCTTGCCATATACGGGCTTGATCCATCAGGCGGCGGCAAAAACATACCAGTTGGCGCAACATATGCAGTATACGATTCTAGTTTTTACACAACTACTCCGCTGCAAGTATTCTCTTTTGATATTCTTTCAAGATATGCAATTGGGGCGTTAGAAGTTACTGGAACAACAACACCAGTTGGTAATGCATTTACGGTAGGTAATACGTTTATTATACAAGCAACTATTGCTGGTCAAAGTACCAATAGTACATCTAACACAACAGTTACCATTGGCGGAACAGGCTCAGTTGCTGACTTTATTACCGCAGTAAGCGCAGCAGCAATACAGTTTGTATCAGCAAGTGTTAACACTGCTGGAAATATTGTGTTTACCCATTCGCAAGGCGGTTCAATATTTTTAGGAACAGGCACAGGAACGCCGCTGTTGGTAGCTGGCTTTAGCGATGCTAACACCCCCAAAGTACGACGTAGCCCAGTAAATCCAGTAGCGGTTGTATTGAGCAACTTTGTTGATATACCACTGTTTTCATACACCACCAGCGATACAGAACCAGATCAAGATCCGGCAACTGGCCGACTGTGGTATTATAGTTCTGTAAGTGATGCTGACATTATGATTCAAGATAATGGCATCTGGACCGGCTACCAGTTGGTAACCAATGATGTACGTGGATATGATTTATCATTGTGCAATGCAGCTGGACCAATCATAAGTGCGTCAGCTCCGACCACACAAACTGACACAGCAGAATCAGACCTAGCCTATGGTGACTTGTGGATTGACACAAGCGATCTTGAAAACTATCCCAAGTTGTATCGCTGGGAAGCAGTTAGCGGAACTGACTCCTGGGTAGAAATTGACACCACCGATCAAGTCACACAAAGTGGTATCTTGTTTGCAGATGCTCGTTGGGCACCAAACGGAACTACTGATTGTGTGGCAGATCCCTTCCCAAGCATCAGTGATCTACTAGACAGTAATTATCTTGACGTTGACGCTCCTGACCCCGCACTGTATCCACAAGGTATGTTGTTGTTTAACACACGCCGTTCTGGTTACAATGTCAAGAGCTTCCAGGCCAACTACTTCAATACCACATCTACTGCGTTTGCAATTGATGCGTATTCTGCTACCACAGTATATGTGTTCAATGAGTTTGTAAACTACAACAATGCAGTGTATGTTCGTAACAGTGTCACAACTGCTTATGCAGCAGGCACAGTACCAACCAACGGCACCTTCTGGGACTTGTTGAACACCAACACTTGGCTCACAGCCAGTGGCAACAAAACCAATGGCAGCATGTGGTCCGGTCGTTTGGCACAACGCCAATTGATTGTGGAGGCACTCAAAGCAGGTATTGACACCAGCGCAGCGGCACGTGAAGAACAAAATCAATTTAACTTGCTTGCAACACCGGGTTATCCTGAACTAACACCAAACATGATTGCACTTGGCAATGAGCGCAACAACACCTTGTTTGTGGTTGGCGATACTCCAATGAGACTTGGGCCTGATGGCAACAGCTTGGTAGCATTTGCTACCAACAACAATGGTCTAGGTCAGGTTACAGAAGATGGTAACTCAGCTACCAGCAACTACTGCGGCGTGTTCTATCCTAGTTGCCGTACCACAGACCTTGGTGGCAACTCAGTTGTTCAACCGCCAAGCCACATGATGGTTCGTACAATTCTGCGCAGTGATGCTGCCAGCTATCCATGGTTTGCACCAGCTGGTACACGTCGTGGTGTGATTGACAATGCCAGCGCAATTGGTTATATCAACGCTGCAACAGGTGAGTTTGAACAAATTGGCGTAAGTCAAAGTGTTCGCGATATCTTGTATGAACGCAACATCAACCCAATTACGTTTATCCCTGGTGTTGGTATCACAAACTTTGGTAACAAGACCAGTACTGTGACAACCACTGCACTAGATCGTATCAATGTGGCACGCCTGGTTGCATTCTTGCGTGGACGTCTAGAAGAGATTGGTAAATTGTTCTTGTTTGAACCCAATGATCAAATCACACGTAATGAGATCACCAACACTGTCAACAGCCTGATGATTGACTTGGTTGCTAAACGAGCTATCTATGACTACTTGGTGGTTTGTGATGGCAGTAACAATACCCCTGCTCGAATTGACAGAAACGAATTGTGGGTTGATATTGCTATTGAACCTGTCAAGGCAATTGAATTTATTTACATTCCATTGCGCATCAAGAACACTGGCGAAATTGCTGGTGGATCCGGCGGATAATAATGAAACAGGTGACTGATTTGTCAGTCACCTTTTCAGGTAAATAAACATATAGGAGATTACAAATGGCAGTTTCATCATTACAGCGCATGACAGTACCACTAGCTAGCGACCAAAGCGCCAGCGCACAGGGCCTGTTGATGCCCAAACTCAAATATCGCTTTAGAGTGATGTTTGAAAACCTCGGCGTTTCAAAACCCACAACAGAATTAACCAAACAAGTAGTCAGTGTTGCTAGACCCAATTTGACATTTGAAGAAATCGCATTGCCGATCTACAACTCAACTCTGAAACTGGCTGGCCGCCACTCGTGGGCAGATGTTGCTTGCTCAGTACGCGACGATGCATCAAACAGTGTTTCTAAATTGATTGGTGAACAAATGCAAAAGCAAATGGACTTTCTGGAAATGGCGTCGGCTGCTTCGGGTATTGACTACAAGTTCCTGACCAAGATTGAAATACTAGACGGCGGCAACGGAGCTTCTACTCCTGTGGTGCTGGAAGCCTGGGAACTATACGGTTGCTACCTCAAAGGTGCTGACTACGGCGAATTGAATTATGGCACCAACGAAGGTGTAACAATCAACATGACCATTGCCTATGATAACGCTGCACAACTTGGACCTAACAGTCTAGACACCAGCGGTATTGGTGGCATAATTGGTAGAACGCTCGGCGACGTTGTGACTGGTGCTGGTCAGGGCGCATAATAATGCCAACATTTGGCCAGGAATTCTTCAAGGGATTCACCGCAGCGGATAGCTTGCGTGATTACACTCACGCAAGCAAAACCTTTACAAGCAACGCATACGAACTTAAACCCAGGTTCAAGTTTCTTTTTCACGTGAGCTTTACGCTGAACACAGCTGAAATACCTGCACTGAGTCAACTGGCAGGTGTGAACCAAATAACCAGTCTCAGTTACCTGGTGAAGACTGTGGATCTACCCAAGTATACTGTTGCAGCCGAAACACTCAATCAGTACAACCGCAAGCGAGTGATACAGACCAAGATCAACTATGATCCTGTTACTGTGACGTTTCACGATGACGGCGGCGACAACTCACGTAACCTGTGGTACAACTACTACAGCTACTACTACAAAGACCCCAGTCAAGATTATCTAGCACCCAATAGCCAAAACGGCAGCATGGGAGCCAGTGCCAACTTGCAAAAAGGGTTTGGCTACAACTCTAGAGATATCTACAACGATACTCGAGTTGGCGACGTCAACGACTGGGGATATGTAGGCGAAAGCTACAATGACGGCACAAGCTCTGAGTCGGGCAAACCACCTTTTTTCAAAGACATCAGAATATACGGCATGGACCAACACAAGACAGCCACGTATGTGTTGATCAATCCCATTATTACCAACTGGAGTCACGACCAATACAACTACAGTGAAGGCAATGGCGTCATGCAAAACAGCATGACCATTGCATACGAAACTGTAAAATATTATTCAGGTGCTGTGGGCAATCAGCGCCCTGACACCAATGTCCAAGGCTTTGCTGATCCTGCACACTACGATCAGACTCTGAGCCCAATCAGTCGACCAGGATCCCGAGCCACAGTGTTTGGGCAAGGCGGCTTGCTGGATGCAGGAGGTGGTATCTTGGAAGATTTACAAAGCGGTGGTGTACTGGGACTTATTGGGGCAGCACAAAAAGCTGGCACAGCCTATAACACATTCAAAGGCAAAAATATTGCCAGCTCAGCCATAAGCGAAGCAAAGTCACTGGGCACAAATGCCATCAAAGGATCAATACCAGGCGCAGTAAGATCGGTGCAAGGACGATCAACAGGTATG